ACTATTCAGAAAGACCCTCGGGGTCTCGGCCACGTTGAAGTGCACCACGTTTGCAATTGACGTGCTGTTCAGGGCCAGCACAGCATAGGTCTCGTGGGGGTCAGAATAGGCGCACCAGAACTCAACCGTGATGCCAGCCGCCGCGAACTCGTGACTGATACCTTGCAGGGCGTTGATCTCGCACCAGTCATTGCTCCCGTCAAAGCTCATGGCCGCGTTTTCCGGATCGTTCGGGATCAGGCTCGCAGCGCCGGTTGTCGCTCCGAATCTGGAGCCGATACGGCCGTTGCCAGAGCTGTCATCGAGCACGGTCGTCTCGCTGGAGTCCCCCATCCGGTAATAGGCCGCCGGATTGCTGGCAAGAATCAGTTCTGAATATCCACCGCCCGCCATCAGTTATGATCTCCGCGCAGCTCAATTTTCATCTGGTCATCATCCACCGCCGCACGCCCAGGCAACACGGTACGAATCATCCACAGCGGCGCCGCCGCCGGGTCAGTATCAAAGCGCGTTGTGTTGCCCACGCTCCAGCCGGAGCCCCAGCCATCGGATTTAATGGTGAAGTAAGGAGTCCCGGTCTGCGGGTTGACGGGAGAGAAGTCGGCAGCCGTGGATCCAGTGGCCACGAGCCCCCGCCCCTCGCCGTAAAGCTCGAAGGCGGTTGTCGACGTAAATTTGATCTTCCACACCCCGGGCACACTGCCCCGGTTGTTGATCTCGACCGGGTAGGCGATCAGGTTGTAACTTGCGGTGGCCTCCTGACCGGTGCTGTCGTAGTCGCCCGGGTCCACGGTGTAGCTCACCCAGTTGCGCACACGGGCGCGCAGGTCGCCCAGGTACACGGCCGAGGCGACCCAGGTGCCATCCACCGGGAAATCATGATATAGCGGCTGCGCCAGCTGCAGGGCACCATCAATGCGGGCTTCGGTGCACAAGGCCATGTCATCGATGCGGTGCACAAAGTGCAGGTCACCCACCAACGGATCACCCGCCGCATCTTCCGCCGTAAACGGGTTAGCCAGGGTGGCGGTACCCGCCGCCTTATCCAGCGTGTACATCGCCACCGCCAGGCGGGTGCCAGCATCATCTTCAATCCACGCATCGTGCAGTTCATCACGCCCGGCATTCACTACCAGGTCAGCAGCGGGCGTATCGATCACATCTTTCTGGGTGTGGGTGAGCACCAGAATATCGGCATCACGAATAATCGGCACCCGGCCATCGGCAGGCAGCCGCACCGGGTCCAGCCCCAAAATGGCAGGGTCCAGAGGAATTTGCTTATAGCTCACCGCGTTATAAAACAGGCTTTCGGCGGTAACCGGCGACGGGAAAACGATTTCGGCGAGGCCGTCTTTCAGGGTTACCTCACCCGTAATGCCATCACCGGTGACTACCCCCTGATTATCTGCTGCACCATTCAGCTGCTCATCTGTGGCATAAGTCTGGGCACGCACGGTGAAGCCATTGGGCCGCAGCGGCGCAGCAGCGGTGCGGAACGTAGCGCCCCGCAGCACACTCCAGTCATCGCCAATCAAGATGCCCAACGGCGTTACCGTTGCGGAAGCTGGCCGCCCGCTATAAGGGCTAATCGTTACCTCAGCAGAGGTATAGTTAATGGTGCCCAATGCCACACCAGTGCCCGTGGTCGTGCTGTAATTGCGCAGCAAGCGCCCTTCACCGTCATCAAACCAAAGCTCCCCACCGATATCCAGCACCACGCTACCCGGCACAATAGGGGCACTTTCGGAGATATAAAAACGCCACTCCTGATCGGAGCCACCGAACTGTTCCTGGGCAACCTGTTCGGTACCCGCTTCCAGCTGGTACCCCACCGCCACGTCGTGGCTGCGGATCACCTCTGTTTCAACCGTGGCACGGTAAGAGGCTGTCGAAGCACCCAGCCGGCCCCGCGTGGTCACATGCGCTATTGCCATTCTGATCGCCCTTATGCGTTCACTTGCTTGAGGAATGTCGTGCCGTCAACAACGATTTCACCGGTTGAGTAGTTCACTGTGCCCACAATCACCAGGTCACGCCGGCTTATCAGCGAGCCGTTGCCGTTGTCGGTAATCCAGTGAGACTGGTTGCTGTAGTTCGTGCTAAGGGCCTGCCCAGAGAGGTCCTCGACGGTACGTTTCACCGACTTGATGATCGTGAAATCCACGGTGCCTGGCTCAAGATCAACACCAAGATCCAGCACAATATCTGCCTGGTTGTTGTTATTCGGTACGGTGATGGTAGTGGTCAGTTCAGTGTCGCTTTTGTGGGTGTAATCAATGGTCACATCCCCATCAGCCTGTAACGCCGTAGTGATGTCGATAGCCCCGACGGAGTAATTGATGCGCCCTGTAGCGTCACCTGTAATGGACCCATCACCCGCCACATCAGTGGCCGTTTTTGCTACCCCCCCAGCCTCCCAGTTGAGCGTGACAGAACCCGCAACCACTTTGCGGTTAGCAAGGCGAATGCTCAGGGGAGTAATGCCGTCGTAGGCGTCCGGGTCATGAATGTAGATGCTGCCATCTGTCCACCGGTAGAAAATCACAGATCCGGCATCCGGCTGCGCCTGCAGCGTGGCAATCACACTGCCAGTGTCATAGTTGATTTGGCCTGATCCGTTGCCCACCAGGTTCCCGGTACCGTCATCCGCCAGCGTGTACCACTTACCCAAGTACTGGTAGCTCAAGTGCAACGACAACGGCGCCGGAGCGGGGTCCAGGCTGAGCACGTAGTTGAAGTTTCGGTTTGAATCTTCAATGTCGATACGCCCGGTATTCGGGATCTGCTGGCGCAATGCGCCGGGGCGGTAGCTCAGATTAACCGTGCCACTGGCGCTGCCCGCCCACACAATGGTGCCTGTGCGGTAATCGATAGCAGTGCCTTCCAGCCCGCCGGCGGCCCCACTACTGTTCTGGAAACCGCCACCGGCATCGGTATACGCCTCCCCACCAATGCTCACAGCCAACGAGCCAGGCACCGCTGCAGTAGGCAGCGTAGAGGCAGAACCGCTGACTACAGTCACAGAGAGCGACACGGCCGCCGGCCCAGCCGGCACAATTTGGCTGACATACCCACCTGGCCGCTGATCGATCACCGGGGTTTCATTACTGGCCGTAGGAATAATCGGCGCAAACGTATCGGCCACTGTAATCGTCAACGCCCCACCAGCAGCCGCTTCAGCCAACGAGGTGGAGCCAAAGTATTTGGCCGATGTGGCGGGCTGAGTGCTATAGATCAACGAAGGCCCAGAAGGCTTCGGCGTGGGGTCCACTGAGGGATAATCACGCTTCAGTTCCGCCGAAAGCTCAAGAATGTACTGGTCTGCCGCAAAGGTGCGAATGTCGCCACCATCAACCTGGTAAGTGAAGGTTTCCGTGGTGGTGGTTACGTTCAAAATCTTGATGAATTGCTGCGTTCCCAGATCATCACCTTCTTGCAGCAACAAGGTCTCACCAATTTCCGGCGCAGTGACATTATTAATGCTGGGCGAATAACAGATTATGGACCGCTGCCCCTGCAGCTGGTTACCTCGCAGGTACAAGCCGGTTACCGGTCCGGGCACCACAAACGATTCCACGCGCTGCCGCGCCGCCGCCCGCTGGTCGTAGAAGTCCTCCGTGGTAAACAGCAGCCCGGTAACATTCGGATCCTGCGGCTGTGCGCTCAAGATGGAATGCGCGTCCAGGTAAAGGTCTGTCGTCGCGGTATCTACTTTCAGAAAGGTCTTACGCAAGCTCACTTCACCGTAGGTTCTGTCCACCCGGGAAATGTCCTCGAAGAGGTTATTGATATCGCCATCAATCACCTCGTTACCCGTCATCTGCCCACCACCATCTTCGTTGTCGGTGAGCCGTTCGGGCTGCATCAGTTTGATATCGTCGCTTGTGATCGCCACGCGGGGGCTCCTATTGCGGGGGCTCTACAGTCAGCAGCCGGAGGGTCGCGGTGTACCACGCACCCGGCTCCAGGCTGATATGGGTGTGCTCTTTAATCGGAGTGGCCTCAACGGCAACACCCCGGGCGCGGTCAAACACAACGGAAAATTCACGGGCGTCATCCAACGTGAGCTCCATTGCATCCAACCCTGCAGATTCTTTGGCAACCAGAACATCCAGCGTGGCCCGTTCCAGCCAGCCCACCAGCGTCACTGCCTGGCCGTACTGCTTCACGCCACTTTGAATAATCATGCCGCCAGTGAGGCTGCGCTCTTGAGCCTGGGCCACGCCGTTGTGGCTGAATTCGTCTTGCCAGATCAGGTTGTCGGTGAGGTCGATCTCATCAAGCGTCACTGCGTTGCCCTCATGCCAGCTTCACTCAGGAATTCCATCAGCTTGTTCACGTCATCCGGGGTACCAGCCACCGTTGTGGTGGTGCCATTTGGCAATACCAGCTCCGCCCGCTGGGTGGGCGCATTCGCCTGGCTTGTTGCCTGCTGGCCACCGGTTTGCTCTTGAGCCTGCTGAAGGCGCTGCTGTTTTTCGCTGGCAATTGCCCGCGCCTCCTCTTCACGCAGCCCCTGAATACGCTGTTGATAAATTTGCTCGTTCAGCGCCATCGCCTCGGAATACTCCCGCGCTGCCTTGCTGGCCCCTTGTTCACGGGCTGCATCCAGCTGGCTCTGAAGCTGCTTTTGCCGTTCCTCAAAACGCCGCCGCTCAATGTCCTGAGCGGAACCATTCATCTCAATCAGTTCTGTACGCAGCCCTTCCGTAACGCTTTCAGCACTGTCAGCCAGGCTATCCAGCTGCCGTTCGGCACTCTGGATAGACGACTTCAGGGTCTCCAGCTTTTCCTCACCCAGAAGGTGCGCGCTCTGCCGGGCCGCACTGGCCGCACGCAGAAAATTTCGCAAGTTGCCACCCTGCGCCGCCATGGCGCTGTCGTAGCTTTCTTGCGCACTGGTCACCTGCTCCTGCACTGCGGCCTTAACCTTGTAAACCGTTTCCAGCCAGGTACCGATGCTCAACACGGCAAAGTCCGTTTGCTCTTTGTAGAGTCGGTCGAACAGTTGCCCCGCCCCCTCGCCGGTGTCGTAGAAGCTTTGGCGGATACCGGTAAAAATTTGCAGCAGTGCCGCACCGGCACTACCCGCTTTGCTGGCGCCTTGTTGGGCTTTGTTGCCCACCTCTTGCGCGGCTTGGCCTTGCTGCTGGTAGGCCTGCGTGGTTTTTTGGGCGGCCTGCGCTTTCTGCTTTTCACCGGCCGTAGCTTGCTCGGTGGTTTTCTGTGTGGATTCAATCGCGGCCTTGGTGCGCTCCAACATATCGCTGGCGGCTTCGGCGGTGCCTTCCAGCGTCTGCTTGTATTGCTCCAGCGTTTTCAGGTGATCCATTAACGCGCTGTCCGTGCGCTTAATCAGATCCGCCTGGGCCTCTTCGCTTTCCAGCTTCTGGTACGCCGCCAACCACGCTTGCACCAGCAAATCCGCTGCTTCCTTTCCCTTGTAGCCAGCATCTTCGATCGCCAGCGCGGCAGCACTGAAAGAATCAATCGCCTCGCGCTCTACCGAAGAAATGCCGGTTTTCAGTTGGCCCAAATCCAGCCCCAGCTTTTCAAAGGCCGCACCCAGCCTCTGAGCGGAACCCTCCATCGGGCCGAACGCTTTAGCGATTTCCTCTGGTACTGCCACACCAGCTTCTTTCAGCGCCTCTATCGATTCGCGCAACCGTGTGACAGCTTGAACGGTATGGTCGGTTTCAAATTCAGCCAGCCATTCTGATGCCGACTTACCTGTGGCCTTCAGGTCTGCATCCAGTTCTTTAAGCGCATTACCGACAAGCTGCAAATTGGCTGACTTGAGCAGTTGGCTACTTTTAACCCACGAATATGTGAGGTCGTTGATACTGTTCGTTGCGCTAAGAACATTCGCTTCGAGGTTTTTCTTAACTTCCTCCGCCGCTTGACGGGTCGCCTCTTTAGCGGCCTCCAGCCCAGCCTTGGCGGCTTCTCCCGCATCGGTAAACGCACGCTCATAGTGGCGCTGAATATCGCGGCCATCCTGCGCGACCTGATCCACTAAATCAGAGGCACCAGCCAGCACGTTGTTAGCGAAATCATCAAAGCTGCGCGACAGTGAGTTATCGCCAAAAACACCGGCGAGTCCAGAAATGCCCTTAGCCATTAGCCCAAGGCTGCTCATGACACTGGCCACCGCCAGCTTGGCGGACGCTGTCAGGCCATTCCAGAAAATCGCGAACCCAGCAGCGGTCTTATTAAGCACATCGAGCGTGGTGCCGAACGAATCAGACACACCCTGTGCCCACTCTTTAATGCTGCCGTCTTTCTGCATTTCCCGCAGAGTGTCGAGCAATCCTTTTAGGCGCTCTTTGAGTGCGTCCAGGGCTCCGGATTTAGCCGCCTCTTGGAAGAAGTCAGTGATCTCTTTACGCAACGCCTCCACAATACCGGTGAAGGTTTTCGCCCGCTCCGCACCGGCCCCTTCGGACATCCGCCCAAGCTCATCGATCAACTGGGTGAGCGCATCCCGCCCAAGCTCACTGGCGCTGGCCATGTCGCGGATTTCCGCACCCGATTTGCCAGTGATCGCGCCCAAGGCCTCCATGATGGGGACGCCGGAATCGGTGATGCTGTTCAGCTCTTCCAGCTGCAAACGCCCACTCTGCCAGGCTTGACCCAGCTGAGTGATCACGGTGTCCAGTGTTTGCGCACCGCTGCCATACTTGGCATTCGTATCGATCAGGCTTTGCAGGGAACCGTTCAGGGGATCAATGCCCGCCACCTGTAACCGCCGCGCCGCCTGCGCCGTATCGGCAAGACTCTGGCTGTTGCGCTCGGCAATGCGGTCCACTTCTTCTAGGACGCGCTTACCCTCTTCCATGGAGCCATAGAGCGCACCGAACTGCCGCTCAAGTTCCTCCAGGTCACTACCCGCCGTAACCAGCTTGGTAATGCCTGCCCGCAGCGTCTGGAAGATGCCAAAGCCCGCCGCCAACCCCAGCAGCTTGCCTTTGATGCCCGCCATGGCACTACCGAAGCGGTTACCCTTGGCGCTGGCACGCTCTAACGCTTCGCCATGCTCACGGGCCTCTGCGGTGGCTTTGCTTAGCTTCTGCTGGGTTTGATCCAGTTCTTTCTGGATGCGGTCTTCCGCCTGCCCCAGCTCATTGGTGTCGATACCGGCTTTGTCGAGCGTGCGGCTGTATTTCGCCAGCTCTCTGTTGCTGCGCCCGTACTCGGTGGTAGCAATGCTTTGCGCGGTTCGCGCTTGCCGCACTGCCACGGAATATTCGGCCTGGCTCTGCCCGGCTTTTTTGCCTTCGCGCTTCAGGTCTTCATAGGTATGGACCTGTTTGTCCATTTCCTTGCGCGCTTTTTCGGCCGCTTCCTGTGCCGCTTTCCAACCCTTGGCCGCTTCCTGCTGTTTATCCAGTTCCCGCAGTTCCGCTTCCAGCTTTTCCGCTTCGCGCTGCACTTCCTGCAGGGATTCCGCAGCCGGATCTGCCTCTGGGCTGATCGCGTTCTTGGCCTTCAGTACAAGGCTGACTACGGCTTCTTTAAGTGCCATACTTCGCTCCAGAAACAAAAAAGCCCATAAATCAATGATTTACGGGCTTCCCACTCATCCTGTTAATTGTATATTTAATCGCCAAACGCTTGACAAATCTGAATTAGGGTATTGACAGATACAAAATTACCAATAGTAAACCTTGAGTTTAGGTTCCTAATCCCGATAATCCGTGTTGCAATTAACGCAACATCAATCCTACCGGAGAATCCTATGACCGCACTTCGCCAAGAAGTCGCCTTCAAGCGCATCGACATTAAGCGTCGCGCCAAAGGTGAAGTCATGTCTCCGCGCCCGACGACAGGTGATCACAAGAAGATCGTCCGTGCCGCAACAGTGGAGACCGTTATTCGCAACGGTGAGCTTCTGTCTGAACTAGCCAAAATCTAAGCTTCACCAATGTCTGATGAGGTCGAATACCAAGATGGCTGTATCCGCAACCTTGATACTCAAGACCTCATCGACATCAACAGGTGGATGATTCAATCCTTTACCCCCCGCGAGCCGATAGGGGTTTTGAATCCTGAAAACCTAGAGATGGCCCAACAAAAGCCCACTGTCGTAAAGTACGTATGCCAAACTACCGACATGGCGCTTTTAGCAGCCGAGCTAATGCACGCCATCGCTCGCTTGCACGCATTCCATAACGCCAATAAAAGAACGGCAATAGCATCGGCCATTATCTTTCTTCGAATGAATGGCTACCAATGCACCCCACCGGTCGCGGAAGGCCTAAATATTTGCGAAGGCATTGTACTCGGCCACTATGAAACAGCCGAAGTAGCAGACTGGCTTGCCTCTCACTCATCCGCTTCAGATTCCGCAGGTCTTGCTCACGACACGATGTTTATGATTTTAGGTGAGCACTTCGACGAGCAGGATTGATTTAACGCCCCAGCCGCCACCATTAAAGAAACAGTTGGCCGGGGCAGAGCCTTAGTCGAGCATGATCACTTCAAAGGGGCTGGCTTTGCCGGCGGGGGTACGCAGCGCACCACTGAGCTGACCATTGATAAACTCATCGCTCATCAGGTCGGTGGCTTCGGAAGCGTTCAGCACGGCTTCATGCACGATCACCCGGGCCTTCTTGCCGGTGGCCAGGTTCTTGCCTTCCAGAATGATGTGGCGGGGTTTCTGGATTTCCGTGGCACCCAGCACCTGCGTGCCGGTCTCGCCGTTGTAGCCGTAGTCCACTTCCACTTCTGTGGCGGCACCCGCGTTCAACGCTTTGATGAGGCCGGCATCGGTGTCCACTTCCACGTCAGTACCAACCGCCAGGTTGCTACTGCCGGTGGTTTCAGTCACCTGGACGCTTTGATCATCGATGTTCGCGTGCGCCAGCTTCACCCACTGCCCTTCGATCAAGGTGACGGTTTCCGCCGTTACCGTGCCCGCAGTAACACTGTGGGCAGCACTTGTGCCCCCCAGCGCTTCGGCCAGCAGTTCCGCTGGCAGGGAATCAAAGGTGATGGCCATTTGCGCCGGATCACCGGGAATGTTCACTACATCCAGCGCCTGGCCGTAGGTAGCGGGTTGCTTGGAAATCCGGTTGCGCGCTTCAGTGCTTGGCGGGGTGAGCTCAAAGCTGGGGACGTTGATGGGGCCATTGAATGCGCCGATAACGCCCTGCTCTACCGGGGCAATGTAGACCTTGCCGGCAAAGATGAGGCCGGTGTCCTGGTAAGACATGCTGTTCTCCTTTGGCGCAGGGCGCCGATGGGTTGGGGTTTACGTTTTAGGTTCGAGGGTCATCTGGTAGCGAGCGGTGACGGTGAGCGCCACCCAAGCGACGGGATAACCGTCTTCGGGAATGTTGTATTCGGCATCGCCCACTTCACTGTCGAGCGCGTGGCCGTCGAGCTGTTCCGTGTTGTTGCGGTCGGCCAGGGCGTTTATCAGGTCGTGCAGGTGGCGTTGCAGTTTCAGGGCAACCCCTGCTTCGGCCTTTTCGGCCACGATGATCTGGTGTGACACTTCGCGCACCAGCCGCCCGCCACTGCTTTTACTGGCGCGGCGGTCATCACCCGGTTGCAGCGCGATAAACGGGAACGCCTGCTGCTGGTCCATCACTAGCGCGTGGGCCAGCCAGCCTTCGTACAGTTCGGCGCCCGCATCGCTGCTGTAACCGTTTGCGGTGGTGATGCTTTCCAGCCGCTGCCGGTACACGGCATAAATAGCTTCGCTGGGGATCATTCAAATGCCTCCAACAACAGACCGGCCACTTGCCGGGCGGCACGATCCTGCAGTTCCGGCGCAATGTCGTTACGCACGGACTGAAACACCTGGCTCACACTGGGGCCGTGCAGCACTTTGTAGGCATCGCGCCCTTGGCCGGTACGCACGGCAATGCCCTTGGCACCGCTGCCGCGCAGCCCGATAAAGAAAAACTTTGGCTCGGTATAACGCCGGCCGGGCTTCACCATGCCGGTAACGCCGCCATGCTTGGTGCTGCCTTTGCCACGGCGGGGGTGCTTCTTGGGCACCCGCAGGCCACGGCTTTCAAACCGGGAAAGCAACACACCACGACGGGTGGCCTGCACGCCTGCTTCCCAGTAATCGCCCTTCTGCGCGGGCGGCAGCACCCGCAGGTGCCGCCCGATGTACTGCTTACTCAA